TTCCTGCTGATGGTAATATAACTGTTAATTTCATATAAACTTCCTTAATGCCTCAATCTTTTTTTCATGTGACCATGTATTAGATGTTCTAGCTGTTATCCAATATGTATAATCAGGTAAAACTGCCTTTGGTAATAAATCTTTTTCTTTAATTTGATGTTCACTTTTATATTGATATTGTGTTAAATTTTCTATCTGCCACACATTCATGGGGTGGTCAGATGTTGGTGGATTATTAATCATTGTCTTTGCTTTTTCTACCACTTTTTCAGCCGCCTTTGATGTAAATACGGCTGCTGATACGCCACCTAAAATACCTCTTTTAGGTCTTTGTATTCGCCATTGTTCTACATTAATTTCTGGAAACTGTTGTGTTTTTACTGCAAGACAATTTATTTGAGTTGCTAAAATATTAGTGTTCTTATAAAAAGGTAAATTTAACCAACGCAACAAATAAAAGTGTTCTCTTGTAGGATTTTCTGGAAATAAATCAGTAACATCTACACTATTTACATTATAATCATTACACTTATCATACATTCCTTTATCGGGTTTGTATAATGCAACTAATTTATAATGTTCAGGATAAAATTTATTTAATTGACCTGCCCACAAATCAAAATAGTGATTGAAATATATAGGGTCAGCTGCACAATAAATTATCATATCCAACCTTTTTAATATAATAACTATCAACAATATCAGATATAGGGTTACCTACTTTTTCTGTGTCAAATAGTTTTTTTAAATTGTAATCTGGTAATTCTTTCACAAATGCCTCATACATCATATCTTTGTCTGCGTTACCTTTACCAGTAGCCCCCTTTTTAACAACACTAGGTACAACTGTATTGTAACCATATGTTTCTTGAAGCAATCTGTATTTGAGAATACCACAGTTTTCAGCGATTTGAAATAAACCTTGGCCTTTTGAACCAAAAGAATATCCCTCAATGAATATTTGTGGTCGTATGTAGTTTGAAAGTAAGTCCATAACAAAATCAGAGATGTATGTAAATCTCTCAATAGGGTCTTTCCATTCTTTATGTTCATAACCATATATATTTTCACCTATTTTACCAGTCCATTTTTTCTTATTTGTTAAATAATGAAAATTAAATGTGCCTGTTTTTATATCGTCAATATGTACTGCTGGACTTGTTAGACTATAATCAATTCCAACTCTCGTCCTCGTCCAGTCCGTCTTCTTCGTGTCGTTCTTCAAGTTCGTCTTCTTCATGTTCTACCTCATGTCCACAAAATGGGCAAGTAAGTGGTTCTAAATCTTGCTCTTCAATATCCCATACTATGGTATATTTAGTTTCGCAGGAAGAACATGCTATTTTTCTCTTTTCCATTATAGTTTAAATTTTTTAAATTGGTCTTTAGTTACATCTTGTTTGATACCACCGATTACATAAGATTCAATCTCTGTTTCTTGTGGTGCGTTTTGCATACCTTTGCTGTTCAACCAATGGTCTACCCATGGCAAAGGATTTGTTTTTTGTTCGTACTGTGGTGTTAGACCGATAGCTTTCATCCTTCGGTTTGCCATGTACTCTACAAACTGGTGTAATAGTTTTTCTGATAATCCAATCATACTTCCTTGTGAAAATAGATATGTTGCCCACCTTTTTTCCTCTTCTAAAGATTCGTCATACATTTTATAAACTTCTTTTTCACATTCTTTTCTAATTTTTACCATGTCTTTATCATCATCACGGTCATGCCAGTTATTGATAACTGTTTGTGACATTGCAAGGTGTTGACTTTCATCTCTTGCAATCATAGAAATAATTTTAGCAGAACCTTCAAGTAATTTTAATTCACCAAATGCAAAAGAACAAGCAAACGATACATAGAACCTTAATCCTTCAAGTATGTTTACTGATACCATAGCAAGGTACATTTTCTTTTTAAGTTCTTGTAAGTCAACCTTATCTTTGTCTAGGTGCCATTTATAGCCTAGATTGATAAGGTCATCATATGTTTTTGTTACACTTTCTGCTCTCTTTTCAATTCTATCGTCTTTAAGAATAGTATCAAAGACCTCATTAGGATTAGCATATAGATTTTTGATAATGTGTGTATAACTTCTACTGTGAATTGTTTCCATGAAATCCCATGTAACAATACAGCCTTCTAATTCTGGATTGGTCACAAATGGTAAAAATGCCAAACATGGACCTCTACCTTGTACACTATCTAACATAGTTTGATACTTTAAGTTTGATGTAAAGATAAACTTTTGTTGGTCAGATAGGTCTTGATAGTCATTTCTATCTTTCTGTAGTGAAATCTCCTCTGGTCTCCAGAAATAACCTAACTGTTGTTGATTCAACTTATCAAATATAGGATATTTCATATCACTATATTGTTGAACCTGTAAGTCATCACCAAAAAACATTGGTTGTTTCATTTGGTCTAAATTTTTGTCTTTATTAAATACACTTTTTGCCATTATTCTTTTCTTTCCTCTAAATCATAAAAAAACTTGTCGTCATCACCAGCTGTCCATTTTTGTTCACATTCTACACTATACTCCTTTGTGGACACATTAAAGTCTGGAAACTTCAACTTACTAGGTGTATAACTCTTATCATAAAATATTACTCTGTTGTTCGGTTGAGCTGCAAAGTAACCATTTTCTAATTTCAATATATTGAATGACTTATGTTGACTTGGTACTTCACTATAAGTCACATTCCTTTCTAAATTCGTACTATTCGCATTATCAATTGTAAACATATACCAGCCTTGATACCATTTTTTACTTGGCGACAAATACTTACATTGGTTGCCTGATAACATCTGCTTTTCGATAACTGCAATGTCATAACTAAAACAATCCCATAACTGGAGTTCAGTTAACGGAACATCCTCTTTTATCTCTTTCTTCCAGACAAATGCACTAATTGGCAATTTGTCGTATAAAGCACCATACTCTGGAATATATGTTTCAAAATATAATGCTCTGCCTTGTATTGACTTTGCTGTAACCCATACACCCTCTACTAACTCACCATGACCTTTTTGGCCGTCATATAGATACTCTTTCTTAACATACACATCAACATGAGGTGTATTGACACACAAATATGCCATAAGTTACCTTTCTATATTGTACAACTATCGCAATCTTCTTCAGCTTGCAAAGTTGCTGGTTCTGTTTCTTTTACATTATCATTCCAACCCATTGAATGAGTTGGTTCGTCAAGGTCTTTCTTAGCGTCATAAGTATTTTGGTAATAACTTGTTTTCCAACCATACTTGTATGTAGATAAAAGGTCTTGCGCCATAACTGATACAGGCACCTGATTATCGTCATAATTTTCTGGATTGTAAGACCAATTACCACTAATCGCTTGGTCAAAATACTTTTGCATTACTGCAACGATATTTATATATCCTTCATTCCCTTTCATGTCCCATAATAGAGTATAAAAGTTCTTTAGTCTTTGATAATCTGGTACAACTTGTTTTAATGTACCTTTTTTAGACTTTTTAATTGATAGGTAATCTCTTGGTGGTTCAATACCATTTGTCGCATTTGACACAACGGAAGAGGATTCAGATGGCATTTGAGCAGATAGTGTGCTATGTCTTAAACCGTGCTCTTTAATTTCTTTCCTTAATTGTTCCCATTTCATAGATAGTTTTCTCTTAACGATTTCATCTACCTCTGTTTTGTAGGTATCAATAGGTAAGATACCATCTGAATATTTTGTACGGTGGAAGTATTCACAAGGACCTTTTTCTTTGGCAACCTCGTTACTTGCTTTCAATAGATAATATTGAAATGCCTCTGTCAATTCGTCAACTTCTTTCCACGCTTCTTTTTCACTATAACTTAATTTGTGTTTTGCTAGATAATGTGCAAGACCAATATAACCGATTCCAAGACTTCTTCTTGCCTTTGTAGATACTTCGGCAGCCTTAACTGGATATTGTTGATGGTCTATAATCTCATCTAATGCTCTAACAGCAAGGTCACATAATCCTTCTAGTTCATCTAGGTAACCAATCTTACCAACATTGATTGCACTTAAAATACATAACGCAATCTCACCCTCACCATCAATGTGATTAATAGGTGTAGTTGGTAATGTAATCTCTTGGCATAAGTTTGACATGTAAACTCTATCTTTAAAACTAGAATGAGTATTACAATGGTCAATGTTCATTATGTAAATTCTACCGGTTTCAGCTCTTTCTTTGAGCATAGCAAAAAACAAGGTTTGTGCTGACACTTTCTTTTTAGATACGCTTGTCTTTCTTTCTGCTGTTTTGTATAGTTCGTCAAATTCTTCACTTCCCCATGCCTCATAAAGTTCTGGTACTTCATGTGGAGAGAAGAGAGTAATATCTTCATCATTTATAAACCTCTCATAAAATAATTTAGACAACTGAATTGAATAATCTAATTTTCTAACTCTGTTATCCTCTGTCCCTTTATTGTTCTTTAAAACAATAATGTCTTCTATTTCTTTGTGCCAAATAGGGAAGTGA